GCTCCAGATTCAGAGCCTATCTGCACACACTCTCCTATTCGATGCGAATGGTGGGTGTGTGCTTTTTGCGGAAAAAAATATGATGATGATGTAACACATTGTCCCTGTCGAGAATAAGAAGAAGAACTTCCATTTCTCAAAAAACGCCTAAATTATTATGAGTAAAAGCATTCCTTACTTTGTTTGGACCACTACTAATTTAGGTTGATTAGGTCGGCATTCGCATTCGTATGTCCACCGAAGCAGACGAAAGCCTTTCCTATAAAGGATGTCGACCTAATCTTTTTTAATAAAAGGAGACTTCCATGAAATTTGGCTATGCGCGAATTTCCACTCATAAACAATCCTTAGAAAGTCAGATTGCTCTTTTAAAAAAAGAAAATTGCGATAAAATTTTCAGCGATACTATTTCAGGTTATAAAGATGCAAAACCAAACTTTGATTTAATGATGACACTTTTACGTGAAGGCGATGAAATTATAATTACCGGAATAGATAGACTCGGACGATCGACGCGGGATTTGGCCATTCTTCTAGATACTCTTCATAAGAAATTAGTAAATCTCATTATAATTGGGCATGATATTGATACTCGAACCGCTAGCGGCCGAATGATTTTTAACTTAATGGCTCTTGTCGCGGAGAATGAAAGAATGCGTAATATTGAACGTATTCATCAAGGAATTGCCTGTGCACGAGCGAAAGGAAAACAGGTTGGACGCCCACGAAAAATAGATGATTCTAAAATTGAAAGATTAAAACAAATTTACCAACAAAACACTTTATCTATAAGTGAAATTTGTTTAATGTATGATATCTCGAGACCCACATTGTATAAATATTTGAAAAACACGGAGCCCAGGATTAAACATGAAAATCTTAGATCAACTCGACATGTTTGAAAGCCAATCAGTAGAAGAAAAAAAAGAACTGCAATTGATATTTGAATTAGCCACGCAACAAGAAAATTTACGCAAGGGGTTATTTGGAAGATTTCAAGAACATAATGATCGTCTTCGAGTTTTAGAAACGATGGTTCTTGATCTCGCGCAAATGCTAAAATTTTACGAGGAAAAAAAGGCAGGCTGATTTTCTCCTGTTTGGCCTACTTTGTTTTTTGGTCGTGCCTTTTTTTTAGCGCCGGATACTTACGGTAAACGGCTCTTTTGATTCCAGAAGGATTCGGCGCGTTCCTCGCATAAGATAAGGCTGCTTTTGCTCTTTTAAGGGTATTAATAGGATAGGTTCCGGCGGGAGCTCCTCCTGATGGACCAGCAAAATCTTTTTTGGCCACATTTTTATATTCTCCCACGTTAGAGCCACCAGGACGTTTTTCTAATTTCTTTTCTTTTCCTCGAGGAATTCGCATTCCTTTACCAATTTTAACTGTTTTGGATTTCTTGCGTGTTGTTTTTTTAGCCATAATACTTCTTCTTATTTAAAATACTTTCTTTAATTTTTTCGTTATTAAACCTTTCCATTTCTTCTACAAAACACCATTTTTTTATATGATTCCAAGGTTGGTGTGCTGAAACTGTGATTTGAATCATGGGAGAAGGATAAGGATCTCCTTTAATGTCATGATTTTTAAAAATAACAAATACTTTTTCGCCTTCGGCGGCGATATGTGGGGGTTCTTTCCAAATCATATTTAAACATTTCTACGGAATGACAAATATCTTCATTAGAAATGATATCGGCCTCCTTTTTAAACCATTTTCTTTTATGTTTGTTTTCCCATTCCCTAATTAATATTTTAAAAGATTCTTCTAAAATCTCGTGTAATTTCTTCGTTAATTTCTTTTTGTTTTTAAAATAGCCATGAAATTGGATAAGAGAATTACCGGTTTTAAGAAAATAAAGTTCCGAGGATTTTTCCTTAGATCTAAACATTACTACCTCTTTCTGGTTGTCGTTTTCTTTCGCTTTGCTCTTTTTTGAGGAGTGACGCGTTCTGGTAATTGAGTACCTTTAGGGGTATGTTCGGCAAATTTTTTAGCAATTTTAGGCTTTTTTGCAAAAAGAAATTTTCGTTGAGCTTTGGATTTGAAAGGCATAGAATCTCCAAAGGGCTGCCGAGCAGCCCCATAGTTTAACGTTTATGCATACGTCGGCGGTGGTGATGCGCCATATATTTGTGATGTGCATGAGACATGTGATGATGATAGCGTTCATCCATCTCTTTATCACCTGCATAAGCATGACCGCTCATGTGCTTATGTTCACCTTTGGATTCATCACGACGGTCTTTCATGGATTGCTTGTGCCGTCCACGATGTCTCATTCCAAGACTTTCGTCCAGACGAGCATCATATCCTTGTTTTCTTCTTTTCATGGTATTATCCTTAATTAGACTATTAATTCCCCTAGATGCCAAAAAGTTTATCAGGCGTAGGGGACCTTCCTAAGTTTTCATTGATACTTACTATTTTCATTTCTACTTCGTCGTTCGGGGCTTCTTTCCTTTTCTTTCTGGGCTTGGACTTAGTCCGAGCAAGTCCGGGAACAACTTTATCGGCAATTCTTTTTGCCTTTCCAGTAGGTCGTGGCATGGCCATTAGTACATACTATCCGATTGGTGATGATCTACCTTACGAACTGAATCATCGAGGTTGTCATCAATGCCATGAATAGTGTCATCCAGATAGTGACTATCCATGTATTCACACTTAGGATAATACTTATGCACTACATGCTGCGGAAGGTTAGAAGGAGCTGAATAGTCTGAATGGATCATTCCCATGTATCCATCATCCATACCTTCTGTATGGAGTGCTCCATGTTTCTTATGGTCATCATCTTTATATGCCATCTTTTTCTCCTTGGGCCAATACGGCCAATTCTTCAATATTAGGGGTTTGAACAGAGGCTTCCTCTTCAGCTTCTTGAGGAGTTTCTTGCGATTGAATAGCTTGGAGCATACTAAACAGTTGTTGTATTTGATCAATATCCATTCCTTCGAGTTCTTTCATGGCTCGAGTTTTGGCTAAGGCTCCCAAATCCCTATCATGCTGGGCTTCTGCTAGTCTTTCTTGTGCAAGAGCTCTGTTTTCCTGTACGCGGGAGGCCCTTTCTAGAGCAAGTCCCGCATTTGCTTGAGCTCGTCCTTCAAGATCTTTTATCTTCGCTCGCTCTTCTTCAAACTGAAGCTCGAGTTGCTGCGCTTGGATTTGCTCAGCTTGTGCTTGATTCTGACCTATGGCTTCTATGAGCTCTTCTTTGTTTTGAAGCGTCGATGTCTTAATCAAGAGATCTTGCGGTATTTCAATGCCGGCGCCTCGCATTTCCATGAGCTGTGCGAATTGCATCTGACGTTGAGTGCTTGTATTCATGCCTTCTTCTACAACAGCATCAAACTTTCCAAAAGCTTTGGAATAGAACTGGAGAGAAGGCTGCTCATTAATAATCCTCTGGACTTTTCCAGGAGAAAAATTAGATTGAATAAGTTCTAGGTACAAACGACCCAGTAATTTTTGAGAATAATCGAGTTGATCAAATAGAATCTGTAATGTCGTAAGTCCAGCTCCTTGACGCAACATAGCTAAAATGCCTGCTTTATCGTCTTCTGCGCTTCCCAGGAGTTCCTCATTAACCCCAGAAATTTGCTGGATTTCATCTCCTAAGATCTTGGATAACTCAATCATGGATCCAGGAACATTCGGTGGTTGGATCTGTTCTACATCCGACATTTGAGCTTCTTGCTTAATCGCCAGACCCCGTCCTTGTCCTTGCAGGTAAATATCTTTTGGATTGACGAGTGAATCAGGTTTATAGATGAAACCACTATTGATTTGAGACTCGAGAATGTCGAGTTCAATGACTTTACGACGATTATAGAGATATTGAGAATCACGCAATCCGCGCACTACTCCCTGAATTCTATAAGGAAAATAAGGAATTTGAGGATCATAATAGCCCAATACGGGAACAAATGGATAACTATCGATTCCCATAGGATTTGGTCCGTCATACATGACTACTCCCTGAGCTACAATAGCGAGTTTGCATGTCGGGATCTCTACATCAAGCGTCGTGATCTCAGGAAATTGTTTCACAAAGCGATCAAGATCTTCCGGTAACCCTTTCCATTCCATCGTTTCACCCGTCTTGACATCCACTAGCATTTTTTGGGTACGATAGCTCCGATACCAAAATTCATCGTAGGTAAGAAGATCTTCCATTCCATAGTTATAGGCTTCTGGCATGAACTGAAACTTTCCATCCCGATTTCCTCGCGCATATAATTTATCAATATCAGAGCGTCGTTCTGGTAAAAGGGATTTCAGTTGAGGTTTAGTTAGCCATTTACGTGTCCAAATAAAATTACAATCCGATAAATCATGCTTTCTAAAAAATGGATCAATGAGATAGGCATTATAAGAAACATTATCCGTTCGAATATTTCCATTGATTGGATCTTCTCTATAATCCATCCAGACTGAAAGCAAATTCATTCCTGTGGTACAAGCCCCTTGATCAAAAGCTTGAGAAATTGTATCTAAAGTGCCATCCGCTTCCATTGCCCATAAGATTACTTGCGTAAACTGATCTGCTGTTTCTTCATCAGAATTTTCAATGGGAGTAATGCGAATAGATTTTCGATGATTGCGTTGATATCCGCTAATCATGTTGCAAACGCGGCGAATTCGGTTAAAATTAAAAACGCGCCGACGAAAAGCAGGGAGATTGCCATAGATATCGTTCCATAAGGTTTGATCACCGGCGCGAAATCTTGAATCAATATCAGCTTCCGACCAAAACGATTGATTGATGGTGATGCTTTGAGCATAATATTTTTCCATCATTTCTTTTACGCTTAAATCATCATCAGTCTGATATGCAATAAAATCTGTATTGATTTGCGGGAATAATGTCATTTATTTTCTATTAAGTTTTAATTTTATTTTCTAATTTTTCAACGCGGTATTCTAGTTCTTTTTGTCGATCCCGAAGATCATCTAATATTAACAGTAGATCCCGGTCGATTTGAAGAGCCCCATTTTCATTTTTATTTGAAAACTTGTTTATTATCCTCTTTAACATATTAGTAATTTCCTACATATATATTGTCTTTAAAAATATCTGGAAGTTGAGATTCGGCCCCGTAATGTGCTTCTTCATAGAACTTATCCAGTTGTTTGGAAGAAAGCCCATCAGTCGTTTTGGGAAGGGAAACAGCTAAATAACGCATTGCATCGGCCATATGAGAGGACCAATCGTGCAACGGCCTCGGTAAGTAAATCTTTTTCTTGACATCATACTCTTGTCTGTAGTTTTCTAATGCCTTAATAAGCTCGCGATCGTGACTGGGAAAC